TTTTTTTTTTTTTTTATTGGTTGGCCTATTCCTAAATGCCATACACATATCATCTCCTAAGAACAATGCGAGGACGAGTTCGTGTCTATTTTCTTTCACAAAATCTGCGTGAACTTGTAAATTGGTTATACAATTCCCCAACGCAGTAGTAGCTTGTCCAGTTAGTCTCATAGCATTTCGTGTGCCCCAATAATTTTCTGACTTAAATCTCCATTGTTCGTGCATTTCTTTCCATGAACTAATTACTTTATGACTCACCCCTAATATATCATACATCAACATTTCAACTCTTATAATTTCTTTGTCAGTTTGACGATCCTGTTTTGTTAAATCATTTTCAAAGAAACCTGCCACTTTACTGCACAATCTGGCTCTAGCAGACAACTCATCTGGTCTTAATCCATCAGCATAAATGACATGATACGCGAGTAATTCTATCAACCTTTTCTTTGCTTCCTTAAAACAGGCACTATATATCGCACAAATTGCTTTCCTTTGCCATACTATGATACGAGCTTGTTGTTGTCTCCAAAAATCTATTGGAGTTTCTTTGTAAAGACTTTCTAACTTTAGGTGTACATTGACGTCATTTATGTGTTTGACCAAAATTTCACCAGATAATGTTCTTAACAATTCCACTACAATTTTTGGACAATCTTTGTTTTCGCGTATCCATTGCTCTACTGCTTCATGGTCAATGATTATTGGATTTTGCCTAAAACGTGCGACCAAAATTTTCCAATCAGGCTTGAAATATGCATCTGCCATCGTTAAAATTAAGTCGTACGGATTTGGTGTATATCGTCTGATATTAGCAACTGATCCTAACCTACCAGCTATTGATCTACCCTCTTCAAAACAAATCTTTGTCAGAACTGGTCTGGACATAATTGGGTATTTTGTCATGGTGTGTTTTTCAAGATAAATTATCTTCCCAATGTCTTCTTTTGAGAAGATGGTCATTTTATTTAACGGTGCGTACATACTCAACCAACTTGTTAAGTCTGTGTTGTCCCACAAGTCCAT